TGCCATTAGGATTTAATACTTCTCCTTTATCGGCTCTCATTAATTTACCGCCATTCCTTCCTTTGTTAGTTAGTGTTGCCATATTACGAATTTGTTACGAATTAAGTTTATGATTATGTACTTCAATCAAATAATCCATGTAATCCTTTTTATCTCCATACTGAATATGGCATCTCCTACATACTGCCATCAGGTTTTCAATCTCATCCTTTTCTGTTCCACCCATTCCTCTGCAATCAATGTGATGAATATCTACTGCCTCTGCTCCACATATTTCACATGGTATAAAATCAGATTCATCATAGCCAAAATACTTGAAGTATATTTTAGTATACTTTTTCATAGATTAACAAAAGCCTTTAATGGATAAAATACTAAAGAATTTCTATAACCACCTTCAAAAGTTGGTATGATTGGAGTAACTCCATGAATGTTTTTCCATACAGGATATACTAATATTGAATTATCTTTCTGACCTATTGTTGCATTGTAATCAGGTATATTCAAATCGCCACCTTTTGAATTAAACTTTTTACATATTATAACATTTACAGTACCTTGAATATTACCTGTATCTCTATGATATGGTGCAGATATATTATAATTTGATATTGAACTTGTAAATAAATTTCCAAATTTCCATTTATCATTAATACTATTAAATAAATTTAACTGCGTTTCGTATTGATTTGGTAATATTTCTTTTATTAGTTGTTCACTTTCTTTAGCTAAAAGTAACATTGCTTTGATAAATATTTGAGCATTTTTTTGAGAATGAACACTACTTATACTTGCATATGGTCTTCTCATTACAGGTTTAGGAGGTACTGATCCAATTATTGTAGACATTTGTGAAACTCCTATTTTTCTTGCATCACTTCTTTTTATTCCTAATTTAGATAATTTTACAGTTTCCATTCTATCCAAATAAGTTTTTGGAACATTATTACTTCTAAATTCAGCATTTGCCAAATCTGCAAGTTTACACATTTTATCAGGCATTTGTGATAAATAAAACCCAACAGGTAAACCATCAGAATAAAAAATAGAATCTTCAATTATATTAGGCTCAATATAATCACAATTTTGCCCAATCTTTTTATTATGTTTAACTTCTATTAAATCTATTTTATTCATTTTACTATTTTTTTATAATGATTAGCCAATGCTTTAATATCAGTTTTCATATCAATCCTATCTCCTTTCTTTTTTAAAGTAACAAATGGATTCCATTCATAACACATTTTTTTTGCAGATTGTTCATCTTTTTTTAATTTATATAAATCTTGTAACCCACCTGTATTTGTACCAACATCAGGACATGAAAACCAATAGTGATTAAATCTTAATATCCCATTCCCTAATTTAATAGTTTGTAAAGCAAAATCTCTATCTTCTTTTAAATTAAATTCAGGTCTGTAATTCCATTTAATTTTAGGAACATTTAATAAAACACATACTTCAGCAAATTTTTTATTTATAGAATATTTAGTTTTCTCATGCCAAGCATGTTGAGTATAATTAATACCAATTAATTCAAATGGCAAATCTTTTACTTTATTATATATTTCAAACCATATTGAAGCATTTATTTTAGTTGTCTTACCATTGTATATACCAAAAGAAGTTACGTCGTCATCACATATTATTACCCAATCATGATTATTTTTTTTTGCATAATCTAACATAAAATTTCTAACATATCCAATTCCTTTATTATTTTCTAATATTGAAACCTTATTTGGTACTTCATATAAATCTAATTCTTGTGGTTCAATAAAATGAATAACATTAATACCTACCTCTTTAAATAACTTATATGTTTTAGTATTAGACCTTCCTTTACTTGGGATAAAACAAATCATAATTTATTTTTTTCATCATTTAATTTTTCAATTAAAAAACCTCCTATATATAATTGTTGTTCTCTCCAAAATTTTACAAGTTCATATGCTTCTTCATAATGTTCTGCTTCAAATTCAATTTGTATAGCTTTCTTAACACCATTAGTCATATCATTTAATTCTATTGAAGTATCATTATCATCAAGAATTGAATAATCAATATCTTTAGAAAATTGAGGAATATCTAATCCCCATTCTCCTAATTTATCAGTATCCCACTCATTAGCAAGATTATCCCAATTCCATTCTCCAAAGCCAACATTATCTTTAATAACAAATTCTTTTCTTTTTTCTTCAGTCCATTCATCTGCCATTATAACCCATGAATCAGGAATATCTTTATATTTTAATTCCTGTAATGCTTTTAATCGCATATTACCACCTAATGGAAATATACTTCCATCAACATCAGTAAAACAAACTATTGGTCTTTTGTCCATCATTTCAGGGAACTCTGAAATTGATTGCACTAACTTTTTGAACTTGTCATCCTTTATTAATCTTGGATTATTAGGATTGTTTTTAATTTTACTTAATTTCATTATTATTGTTTTGGTTATACCATTTATAAATTGTTACAAGCATTTCAGCAATACATATTGAGCATGAATCAGTATAATGATAATGTGGATCATGCACCTTGTAAGCATCAACAACTTCCTTCCTTACATGAGAATGAAAGTTTACTATCTCCCCTGTTTTAATGTACAGGTCGTAGATACCTTTATGATTTAATAAGGTCTGCAAATGCTTCCCTTCTTTCAACATTGGTATCTCTGATGTCGTATCTTTCTTTCGCCCATTCGTAGAGTTTTTCGCCATAATCTTCCCTTGCGGATTTATTGTTAATTAAATAATTCATTAATTTATACCAATCACTCTGATAATTTACCCAAAGAACAGGCATGTCATTATCCTGCTCCCCATTGTAATATGGCTCTACCTTACTAACTATGCATGGAATCTTCTTTGATGCTGCTTCAAGTAGTTTAAGGTTTGACTTGCAGGAATGCCAATCTGATTGCTGCAATGGTATCAACATAATATCAGCATCCTCATACATCTGCATATACTTTGTTGGAATAGTGCCATGAAGTAATTGATAAGGCAATTTCCTTGCATTAGTGAAATGTGAAACAATCCTATCCCAAGCTATCTTAGATGCTGAATTTATATCATTATATCCACCTAATACCATTTCAATCCTATTCTTTTGATCCATTAAACGCTTAACAGGATTCTTTAAAATTGCAATATCTTCCTCATGAGTTATACTCCCTGCCCAAAATATCCTTACCTTATCTGAATGTGATTTATCAGCAGTAAATTGATGCATACCAAATGGAATGCTATTCTTAAAAATCTTAACATTAGAATTTAATGGTCTAATCTTTTCAGCCAATCTTTCATTTGTAGTTGTTACCATATCAGCATTTCTGATATTAGTTTCCAATCTCTCTTGCAAATGTTTGTAGGCATTATAGCTGATGTGGTTAGCAGGAAGTTCCCATGCATCATCAAGATCCAAAACTATTTTACAATTCAAATCTTCTTTAACTCTGTTTAAATGAGCATCAAAAGGAGAAAATCTATTGAATAAAATTATATCCCAATTCTTTTCAAGTACATCAACAGATGGAACATTTGTTACATATCCATAAATATCTTCCATAAATCCTAAAGGTAGCAGTACCCTATGATAACCACAACCTGAATCCATTGATGAAAGTCCTAATACATTCATTTTAATTTACTCCCTATATATCCTGATGCAAACATTACTAACATACAATTAGAAACAACATCAGGAGCAAAAAACAAAACTAATCCTGTCCAAGCAGATAAGCAAGTTACACAATCAAAAGGTTTCAATCTCTGATGTGGTCGCATGTCATATATCTTCTTAATCTTGGCAGGTATTCCTGCAATGTTCACAAAGTAATAAGAAAAAAGAATAGATGCAAGAATTTTAATAATCATATTTTTAATTTAAGTTCATAATAAAATTAGCTTCAAATAGTTCCTCATTTATAATATAATATCCTAATCCCATAATTTCAACCGATTGTTGTGCTTCCTCAAATGACCTTGCAATAATATCCATTCCTTCGTAAACTTGTAGCTTTCCGGTCTTAGGATTAACCGCCTGTACCAAAGATGAATATAATTTGTAAACCTCCATCACTTCATCTTTTTAATCTTATCTTTTAGTTCCTGCCTTGTCTTTTTTACAATCTTGAAAGCATGTAATCTTGGAATGCCAAAATAATCAGCAACCTTCTGACAACTCCTTAACTCAATGTACTTCTGAAATATCATTGATTCATGCGCTTCATTAGGATCAATTAATAACTTATCTTCTAATATTCTTTTTGCATACTGCACAATTCCCATATCTAACCTATCTGCCTCAATACTTTTCATCCATTGATAAGCCTTTTCAAAATCCTGATGTTTCTTGAATACCTTGTTAAACTCTGACCTTTGTAAAGTTCCCATCTTCCAAATAATCATTAATGTAAATCCTATGATGTTCCCCTCTTTATTAATCTTTAATAACTTATCGCAGTCGTAGTTGAGCAATACCATTGCCATCTCCTGCTTCAAATCTTCCTGCAATTCAATAGGATGAATATTGGATAACAGTTTGTTTATTGATGCATGATTATACATCTTCTCAATTATTTCATTGCACTTGCTCATTTGCCGACAAAGTAAACATTATTTTTTAATATTCAAAAGTTGTAACACTTCCTCTATATTATGGCAAATATTCACTTGTCCTTTCCATAGTGCATGAAATTCTATTTCATCAGGAGTTAATTTTCTTGCTGATGGTGGCTTATCCCCATCTTTTATTTCAACTAAATAATTCAATCCTTTGTAACCAATTACTATATCAGGAAATCCTTTGCCTAAAGTATGGGTACTAAAAACCGAAAGACCTTTAATCTTTCGGCAGTTAGTCATTATCTCCTTGTGGTTTGCATCAGTTTTTCGGATCATTCATAATGATTTTTTTACATAATTCTATTGGTAAAAAATAATTAGTTCTAATTGCTTTCCCCCCTTGTAAACTTTTTTGAGTTTTAAAAGTTGCAGATTCTAAAGGTATTAAATAATTTCCTTTTTTATCTGTAATTTCCCAAATTAAAATTATTTTTTCCGGTATTAAATAAGCTATAAAATTAAATGGTACACCATAATTTTCACTTAATTTTTTATTATTTATAATTTTATGACTACTTACCATAAATTTATTACCTCTATTTTTTAAATTTAATAATGTACAATCCTCTCCTTTTGTAATTTCTTGTCTTGATCTCACTTCAACAATACTATAGGGAATATTATCTTTTTCAATATAAAAATCAAATGAATGATATTCATTTTCTTCTCTTGTAGATTTTACATTATATCCATATGTTTGTAACCATTCTTTAACTAATGTTTCATATATTTCTCTATTTTTCATTTGTTATTTTTTTCATCCTCAATTAATCCTACCCATACTACTGCAATGGTAACTACAAATACAAATTCTATTAAGTAAACTACTGTCATATTTTATGAAGTACAAGCACAATCAAATGCAGGTTTAATTTCATCTAAATTATAATCTTTAAATAAATTATTTTGTGATATTTGTAAAAGTTGTTTTATAGATATATCATTAAAATAAGTATATCCTTTTTTATTCATCTCCTCATCTTTAATCCATTCATCAGCTAATTCAGGATAAGATGCCAATATAGATATTATTGCATTTTTACCTTTCATAAAGCATAAAGTACAATTCCCAAGTATTGAAGGTATCTCTAAATTGTATGGTTTGTTATTCCAATATTCAAGTATCATTTTTTTATCTATATTTTTATCATATAAAGGAAATGAATCAGTAACTCCTTTCCACATCTTTTTTCTTCTTTTAACTCTTAATGGCTCATCAAATCTAAAACCAATTAAGTTTTCATAATTCATTATACCATTATTCCTTAAATATCTCCTTGCAGTTTTAATTTTCAATTCAATGGTGCAGAATCTTTTTACTCTATTTGGAATATTAGAATATTTATTATGTTTTAATAAATAAGCAAATGGATTATCTGAATCTTTATATTTTAATCTAATAATTGGTATGTTTTCAAATGCCTCAAAATCGTTAATAAATTTATATGTCTTTGGATGTTCTCTACCTGTATCACAAAATATAACCAAATCTCCTTCTTTATATTCTTTAATAGTCATATATGCTGAAGTTCTTCCACCGCTAAAATTAATTATTCTTTTCATATACTTTGTTTATAATAATCTCTAATCGCTACTCTCCTTGCAAGATTCTGCACAACTATCTTTTCTTTACCTTCCAAATAACCGGCTTTAATCATATCCTTATACTCTTTTAATCCCAACCTTCCATTTTTATCTACATCATTTCTTAATTCCTGCTCCCTCAAATCTATTGCAATCTCCAACACTTCATTCTTTCTTTGCTCATTAAAATCTATCAACTTCAACTGAATCAAATAATCAAATAAAAATAATGGTATTAATTTAAAATCCAAATCTTTTATCCTGTATTCTTCAATATCTTTTAACTTTTCTTCATCTGTTGTTTGC